GTCAAAAGCTTGTAAAACTGAAGAAGAAGCCATACAGACCGTCAGCCAAAGAAGTAAGGAACAAGGTGAGGCCTGTCATTTTGAAAAGATTGAGGAAGGACGGTATATTGTCTATAGAACAAGTGATAGGAAGGTCATGAAATCAATTAATTATTTTAAACCTGATTTAGAACAATTTTTTACAGATCAAGAAAGAATGAGTACTAGACCTCAACAACATTTAGGGATATAATGTATAAAAAATGTTATTCAGAAAGAGTTAATCCGTATTCCGATTTAAAACACATAATTCACTTATGGGATGAAAACGGTTATTCTACCACAGAATGGGATAATATTGCTTATCAAAAATGTAAAGAAGGTGAACATACTGCTAGGGGCTTAAACGGAGAATATCTTAAACCAATCTCAAATTGGTACTATAGTAATAACCCAAATAAAAAACATGAAAATACTCCTTATCTTCATTTTCATGATATGCCTGCTCACCAAAAATTTCTAATTGAAACTTATGGAGCTAATGATGAACCCTCTACAGGGCATAGAGAAGTATTTTTTGATATTGAGTGTGAAATTGGAGGGGCACTAACTGAAGAATATATTCAGGATGCACCTATGCCTATTACTTCAATAGCTTGGTGGGATAAAACTCCTGATACTTGGCACATTTTAATTTTAGATAAAAAAACCCAATTAAAACATACTAAAGCTAAAAATAAAGAAATTATACCTTGTAGTACAGAACAAGAATTATTATCTAAATTTTTAGAATTATTTAGAGACATTAACCCAGATATTTTAATAGGTTATAATAGTGATTTCTTTGATATACCTTATTTGTATTATAGAATGGTTAAGATATTAGGTGAAGAATTTGCTAATGAATTATCACCTATAAGCAGAGTAAAATCTAAAAAAACAGATAAATACTGGTATAATGAAGGCCAATTTGTTGAAATTATAGGAGTTGAATCTTTAGACTATATGAGATTACATAGAAAGTATAGTTGGAAAGATGAACCAAGTTGGAAATTAGATGCTATTGGGGAAAAATATGCTAATATAAATAAAGTTGAATATGAAGGTAATTTAGATCAATTATTTGAAACTGATATTCATAAGTTTATTCAATATAACTTTCGTGATGTTGAAATATTAAAATTACTAGACGAAAAACTACAATACATAGCTTTAACTAAAAATCTATCTCATAAAGGAAAACACAATTATAGTGAAGTGTATAGAAATACCAAAACACAAGATGGAGCAATTTCAGCTTATTTATTAGATAAAGGAATTATTCCTCCTTCTAAGGATAGAAATTTAATTACAAAGAAAAATTATGCAGGTGGATATTTATTTTGCCCTAAAGCGGGTTTATATAAATACATGTTTGATGAAGATTTAACTTCCCTATACCCTTCTATTATTATGTCTCTTAACATAGGTAAAGAAACAATGGTTGGTAGAATTATAGATGCAGATGATAGAAATAGTAGATTGGGACTTAATGATTTAAAAGCTAAGGACCCAGATACAAAAGTTATTATAGAAAGTCCTTCTAGACAACAAAAAAATATTACAATACAAAATTTAATTGATGTTATTAAATCAGAAAATTTATCCATTTCTGCTAATGGAGTATTTTTTAGAACAGATAAAGAATCAGTATTATCAATTATTTTAAGTAAATGGTTTGATGAAAGGGTTTTATATAAAAATAAAATGAAAAAAGCCTATAAAGCAGGAAATAAAGAAGAAGGTGAGTATTATCACTTAATGCAATATACAATGAAGATCTTATTAAATAGTTTATATGGTGCTACCGCTACTGGGTTTAGGTATGGTAGTGTTATTTTAGCAGAAGCTATTACTTTAAGTGGTCAAAGAATTATTCAAGAATCTGCTCTTTGTGCTAATAGGCATATGAATAAAGTATTAAGAAACGAAATAAAATTAGAATTGAATGGCACTAAGTAAACAAAGCATAAGAAAAAATATGCATATAAAAGTTAATTCTTTTTTCATTAAAAAGGAAGAACTTATTCTTATGAGTGAATTATGGACAGAAAAAGAAGAAAAATTATTTAGAAAGATGCTCAAACAAGGAGGAACATTTAGAATAGGTAAATCTAAGTTTGAAATCACTTTAGATGATGATATCAGAAAACGATCAGATGGCAGTAGAGATAGTGGAGTAATAAAAATACCAGGTGAAGATGGAAAATTCTAAAACAATATTAGTTACAGGAGCAGATGGATTTATTGGAAAAAATCTTATAAAAAAATTAGAAGGTACAGCCAATATTATTTCTATAGATTTTATAAATGGAAAGGGAATTCAAGATTGGACTTATTCTGATATTAAAGATAATCTTGAAAACCTTAATAATATTGATTTAATATATCATTTAGGAGCTTTTGTAAGAGTACAAGAATCTTTAGATAAACCCAAAAAATATTTAGATAATAATATTCAATCTACACAAGCAGTATTAGATTTAGCTCGTAGTCATAGATGTAAAGTAGTATATGCCGGATCTGCTTCAAAACATGGTGGCACTCATTTATCACCATATGCCTCAAGTAAATTTTTAGGCGAGGAACTATGTAAATTATATAGAACCGTTTATAAAATACCAGTAGAAATAGCAAGATTTTACAATGTTTATGGTCCAGGTGAACATGTAAGACCACAAGATGCAAGTGTATTTGGGATATGGAGATGGAATGCTAAAAAAGGAAAACAATGTTCAATAGTAGGAGATGGAGAACAAACAAGAGATTTTGTTCACGTAGAAGATATAGTTGAGGGGCTAATAAAAATAGCTGAGTCAAATGAAACTCAAGAAGATGCCTGGGAATTGGGTTCTGGGGAATCTATAAGTGTAAATGAATTAGCATTTTATTTTAAAACTAGATATCCTGATTTAGTTTTTTATAATGTAGAAGACCAACTTGGAAATTTTAGAAAATCAGAATTAGTAAATGATGAAGCCAATCGCAGGTTAGGTTGGAATCCCAAAAGAAAAATTTTAGATTATATTTCGAGCTTATGAATATAGACGTACCAATAGGAGATTTTATAGATAGACTTTCAATTTTAGAGCTTAAGATGCTTAATATTGAGGATGAAGCAAAATTAGATAACATTCAAAGAGAATTTTATCATTTAAATCCATCATTATCACCTTTATTTGAACAGCATGGATCTGAGCTACAAGCTCTTTATCTAAAACTATCTCAAATAAATGGTCAAATATGGGTTATTAATGAAGATTTAAGAGATTTATTAAATACAAATAAATTAGGTAAAAAATTTGTAGAATTATCTAAAAAACTTATCAATTTAAATGATGAAAGATGGGTTATAAAAAAAGATATTAATTTAATGACTGGTTCTACATTTTTAGAAGAAAAATCATATATTAATTTTTAATGGTTAAAGGAGTAATAGCTGGAAGTTTTGATGTAATCCATCCTGGATATGTTAAAATATTTAAGGAAATGGCAGATAATTGTGACTGTGTTATAGTATTACTTCACACTGATCCTTCAATTGAAAGACCAAATAAATTAAAACCTATTTTATCTTCAGATGATAGAAAAGAAATACTTTTATCATTAAAATATGTTGATGATGTAATCAGGTACACTTATGAAGAACAATTATATGATTTACTTAAAATAGGAGAATTTAATGTGAGATTTTTGGGTGATGATTATAAAAATAAACCTTTTACAGGTGATGATTTAAAAATACCTATCCATTATTTAGATCGTTCTCATGGTTGGAGTACTACTAAATTTAAACACTTAATATCTAAATCTTTATGAGACATTTAGAAGATACTCCTTGGTGGATATGTGATAAAGATGATAATAATTACTGTGCTTATGTAGACACAGATTCAAATTATTTTAATGCTGAACCTATACTTTTACATTTATATCCTAATTTTGAAGATTTACCAGATAAAGAAAAAGATAGTAAATTAGAGCAAGTTGCTTTAGCTTATCAAGATATAATTACAGATGATTATAAAAGATTAGCTGAAGAATGTTTTAATATACCTGCTAAAAAAAGCAGATTAGAAATGAAAACCGAATGTGTAATCAGATCAGCTTATTTTAGGGCTACTAGGCGTTATGCTCAATGGATTACTAAACAGGAAGGGATTGAAAAAGAAACTTTAGATATTAAAGGTTTAGAGTTTATGAAAGCTAATTTCCCACCATTATTAGGAGATTTCTTTAATGATATTTTAAAGCAAGTATTAAAAGGAGAATCTCATCAAAATATATTAATGCAAATAAAAGCATTTAAAGAAAAAATATTAAGTAATGAAATTCCTATTACTGAATTAGGTAATCCTACTGCTGTAAAAAAATTATATAAATATAAGGGTTTAAAACAAGCAGGTAATTTATTTACCTCAATTGAAAAAGGAGCTCCCGCTCCTGTAAGAGCAGCTATAAAATATAATGATTTAATTACTGCTTGGGGATTAGATAAAAAACATAATTACATTACTAATGCGGATAAAGTTAAATGGATTTATTTAGCAGAAAACCCATATAAAATTGAATCACTTGCTTTTATGCCCTCTGATTTACCTAAAAAAGTAGAGCAATTTTTAGAAAATTATGGCGATAGAAAAAAGGTATTTGATTCAATACTATTAAACAAATTAGAAGGATTTTTTCATGATTTAGAATGGAAATTAAATTTAAATCCTCATCTAAATAAATTTTCTTCGTTTGAAATATAAAAATAATTTCGTATATTGATACTATGATAAATAAAAACACATTACAGTCAGTTATATCTAAATACCATTTAAACGGATTATTTAGTTCAGTTAAATGGACATTTAAAGATAACACATTAACTATATATGCTGGTGAAAATGGAAGGGCATGTAAGGTATTTTTAAAAGATATAAATTTTGAGGATTGTATAATACCTGTATTTGATACCCCTAAGTTATCAAAATTATTATCTATTACTAATGGAGATTTAATAATTTCTACTGAAAAAGATAATAAATTACTTACTAAAATGTTTATAGCTGATATGAATTTTGATTTAAGTTATAATTTAGCTGATCCATTCATTATACCTAAAGCAACATATTTTGAACCATTAGAAAACCCAGAAGTTGACGTTACATTAGAAAATGAGAATATTGATGCTTTAATTAAAGCTAAAACCGCTCTCCCAGATGAAAGTGACCTTATAATAAGAACTATTTCTGATATGGATAGTAACTTAGCATGTGAATTTACATTTGGTGATGCAACTTCAACTAATAAACAATTCACTAATAAAGTAAAATACGTTTTACAAGGAAAAATAACTGATCCTAATATTGCGATACCATTTAATTCCGATATACTAAAAAATATATTCTCAAATAATAAGGATATGGATAAAGGAAGATTAAAAATTTCAAGTGAGGGAATGCTTCAATTGAATTTTTATAGTAATGATATTGAAACTGAGTATTTTGTAATTAGAAATGAATAATTGCGTGGAAAAGCATAATTTTCTATTTACATTATATATGTATAATAAAGAAAACATTGTAGCTAGGGCACAAGTTTTGTTTTTTGTTTAATCGAGTAGCTTAGGCACTCACAAATTTAATGATATGAATACATTTATTTATGAACGTAATCCGTTCGACATTTTAGTTAGAAATTTTTTTCAAGACGCAAGCAAATATTCTCCGCTTGCAGAAACCAAGATCCCACACCCAGTAGATATTTACACAAACGAGAAAGGTCTCTTTTTCGAAGTAGCTTGTACAGGGATTTCTAAATCGGATCTTGAAATACAAACCCAAGACAACATCCTTAGGATTAATTATGATAAAAATAAAGATGCTTCATGCTGTGAGGTAAACGATTGTGATTATATCCATAAGGGTATTGCTAAAAGATCATTCAACTTAGGTTGGAAGATAGATAGTAAATTTGAATTAAGTAAAGCTAATGCTGAATTTAAAGATGGTTTACTTAAAATTGAAATTCCTTTTGCCAAAGGAGCAGAGTTAAAAACTCTAAAAATAAGTTAAAGTTTTATTAAAAAAGCGTGTCCTAGCGCGATGTTTTTATTATATTGTGGTTATGAAAAAATTTAAACAAGTACAGACTATTTCCGATGAATCTTTAGAACCATTTTTTATTACTAAAGATGATTATTCTTATACCGTTAAGGAAAGAATTGTACCTAAGTCTAATCATTTTAGAACAGTAGGCAAAGGTAAAAAATATGAAAAATCATTGTGTTATTACCCTTCATTTGAGCAATGTTTAGAAAAAATAACTCGTTTAAAAATGGATGCAAAAGCTGAATATACTTCACTTGAGCAGTATAACTACGAGTTTAGAGAAATAAATAATCAATTAATTAATTTTTTAAAAAATGAGTTTAGAAGCACTTTATAATGCTGTTATAGTTAAACCTATAGAAGCAGAAGAAGAAACCTATGGTAATATTATAGTACCAGATTTAGGAAAAGAAACTAATGAAATAGGTGAGGTTGTATCTGTCGGACCTGGTAGATATAGTACTGATGGGTCAATTTTACCTCCTAAGTTAAAAGTAGGAGATAAAGTAGTTTTACCTACACAAGGATTTACAAAACTTCCATACAATGGAGAAGAGTTTTATGTTGGTCCTGAAAACCAAGTATTAGCTAAAATAAATAATGATAAAGATATCTCTGAGGTAATTGAAGAAACAGTAGTAAGCCCAGAAGATATAGAAAATTTAACCGATATTTAATATGAGTAAACAAATAGAATTTAGTAATAAAGCTAGAAAAGAACTAGTTAAAGGTATAGATAAATTAGCAGATGCTGTGGTAGCAACTTTAGGGCCTAATGGTAGAAATGTTGTTATAGCTACTGATATAGGACCTCAATCAACCAAAGATGGAGTTACAGTAGCAAAGTCTATTAAATTAAAAAACCCTTCACAAGAGCTAGGAGTTCAATTAGTTAAACAAGCAGCAGTTAAAACCGGTGAAAAAGCAGGTGATGGTACTACTACTTCAACTTTATTAGCCAGAGAAATGGTTAAAGAAGGACTTCAAGCTGTAGCTAATGGAGAAAATGCTGTTAAAATCAAAAGAAAAATAGATGAATCAGTTCAAAAGGTTGTCGCTAATCTTAAAACCCAAATATCTGAAGATATATCAGGTGAAGAACAATTAGAACAAATTGCTACAATCTCATCTAATAATGATACTGAAACAGGAAAAATGATTGCCACCGCTATAGATAAAGTAGGATTAGAAGGTGTAGTACATGTTGAAGAATCTAGAACAGGAGAAACATATCTTGAAACAGTAGAAGGTATGCAATTTGATAGAGGTTATAAATCACCTTATTTTGTTACTGATAATAATACAATGTCTAGTGTTTTAGAAAATCCTATGATATTAGTAGCAAATCAGAAATTAACCCAAGTAAAAGAATTATTACCAATATTAGAAGCAGTTTCTGCACAAGCTAAATCATTATTAATTATAGCTGAAGATATTGACAATGAAGCATTAGCAACTCTTATTGTAAATAAAATGAGAGGTACAATGAAAGTATGTGCTGTAAAAGCACCTGATTTTGGTGATAGAAGAAAATTAGTTTTAGAAGATATAGCAATTACAACTGGAGGTAAAGTTTTTGATAAACAAAAAGGAATGAAACTTGATAAATTTAGTTGGGATTGGTTTGGTGAAGCAAGAACAGTAACTGTAGAAAAAGAAACAACAACTATTGTAGATGGAAAAGGATCAAATGAAGCAATTGAAGCACGTATTGAAGAATTACAATCGCAAATCGAAAAAGCAACAACAGCGTTTGAAGTTGAAAAACTCCAAGAAAGATTAGCTAAATTTGTAGGTGGAGTAGCTATTATTCATGTTGGTGGTTTAACAGAAACCGAGATGAAAGAAAAGAAAGATAGAGTTGATGATGCTTTACATGCTACAAAAGCAGCTATTGAAGAAGGGATAGTACCTGGAGGTGGTGTTGCATTACTACTAGCATCCCAAGATTTAAGTAGAAAAAACACGGGATCAAGAATAGTTAGAAAAGCTTGTGCAAAACCATTTAATCAAATACTAGTTAATGCTGGATATAATAGTACAGACGCAACTATGCTAGGAAAATACAAATTAGTAGAATCAGGTAATGATCAATGGGCAGGTATTGAAGTTGATAGCGGAGAAGTTGTAAACTTTAAGGAAAAAGGCGTGATAGACCCAACTAAAGTTACTAGATTAGCGTTACAAAATGCAGCATCAGTAGCTGGAACCGTATTACTTACAGAATGTACAGTAGTAGATGATATAAGTGATAAAAAAGAAGATAATAACCCAATCAACCCTATGGCAGGGATGATGTAATATTTAAACTATGAATAAAAATCAAATCGCAGAACAAATTGATGAATTGTATGAAGTTTTTACTATAAACCATAACACTACATCAAAAGCAGGAGCTCAAAGAGCTAGAAAAGCACTTAGTGGAATTAAAAATTTAATCTCAGAATATAGAAAAGCATCTATAAATGAAAGCAAATAAGGAAGAATTCATTGTAGAAGAAAATAATATATTAATTGCTAGGAGAGTCCCTCCAGGTGATAATTGGAGATTAGTAGCGAATGAACCTGATGGAAAGGTTCATTCGTCTATTACAGATACACTAGAAGCATATATGACTAAAACTGGATTTAAAGGACATTATAGATTAGAACCATTAGACAGTAAATTATATGCTATTGATTCTCAAGAAATAGAAGTAACACCTGAACCAACAAGGAAGTATAATATATATGGCGAATACTAATCACACTTTATTTGTTGAAAAATATAGACCTGATAATTTAGAAAATTATGTAGGTAATTCAAAATTAAAGTCTTCTATTGCTAAACAATTAGAACAAAATGATATTCAAAATTATTTGTTCTATGGTCCCGCGGGTTGTGGTAAGACAACTTTAGCTAAACTTATTGTTAGTAATTTAGATTGTGATTCCCTTTATATTAATGCTTCAGATGAAAGAGGTATTGAAACTATAAGAGATAAAGTTTCAGGATTTGCTTCAGTAGCTACTCTTAAATCAATAAAAGTAGTTATTTTAGATGAATCGGATTTTTTAACTATTCAAGCACAGGCTTCTTTACGTAATGTAATTGAGACATTTTCACGTACTACAAGATTTATCCTGACTTGTAATTTTGTAGAAAGGATTATTGATCCTATTCAATCTCGTTGTCAAACGTTAAAGGTTGTTCCACCTACAAAAAAAGAAGTAGCAGTTCATATAGCAGGGATATGTGATAAAGAGAAAATAGGTTATGAGCTTCCAGCTATAGGAAAGGTTGTAAATAGGTACTATCCTGATATTAGGAAGATGCTGAATACAGTTCAATCAAGCACCATAGAAGATCAACTTCAACTTGATGATAGTTTACTTGTTTCAACTAGTTATATGGATGCTGTGCTTGATGAGTTAAAAAAAGATAAACCATATTTTAAAAATATTAGACAAATTATTGCCGATTCTGGTGTAGATGATTTTGATGAATTATTTAGATTTTTATATGATAATTCCTCAGAATATTTACCCAATAAAGAAGGTACAGTTGCAATGCTGGTAAATGAACATTTATATAAGTCTAATTTTAGAATTGATAAAGAAATAAATTTAATGTCTTTAATCCAAAATTTAATAAATAATAAATAATGAATAATCAACCCAACCAACAGCAGTTAAATATTGATTTAGCTAACACTCAAGCCATTAAAAATTTTGATGGTGGAACTATTTTTGCACAAGGAGTTATATTAAGAAAAGTATCTAAATTCGTTGCCGGTACTGACGAAGATGCTATGATGCCTATTCCTGTGTTTTATGACCCTTCAACTAAAAAAATATTAACAGATTCAGTTCCAAAAGAGTTAAGAGAAGAATTGAAGGATGAATTGTGCTAATATATTTGATTGGTTAAAACAAATTAATAATTTTAAATCACCAGTTGATTCTTTTACTGAATCTGATTGGGAAGTATTTAATGCATATATGGTTCATAGGTTTTTATCTATGAACCCTGATTTTTTAGAATTGGTAAATGAAGTTCAAGTATTACCCCCAACTGAAAAAAAGAAAATATATAGTATTTATAAAGAATACATTCCAAAAAATAATAAATGGAATAAGTATATTAAATCGAGTGTTAAACAACGTAACAAGGAATTACTTCAGTATCTAAAAGATTACTTTGAAGTATCAATAAGAGAAGTGAAGGATTACTTGAAAATTTTGGATAACACAGATATTAGTCGTATATTGACTAGCATAGGTATTGATAACAAAGAAATTAAAACCCTAATAAAATGAAATCAGAAATCTACAATTTTTTAAAATCCGAAGCTGAAGCGGATAAAAATAAAGCTTTAGCAAGTATAGAACTATTAACTAACCATCCTGCAGGTATAGGTGATCACTCAACCAAAGATTATTGGGATAACTGTAATGAAGCTCTTAAATTATTAGCATCAGCAGAAGAGAGATTAGAAATATTAGAAAAATATTTTAAACCTAAAGGACAGGTAAATGGGTGATAGCATAAAAAAGTACTACGAATTAGTAGGTGAAAAAGAATTTGATGAAATGGTAAAAAAAGATGACGTAATATCTCACTTTGAATCTGAATACCCAGAATTATCTGATGAGTTTAAATTAATCCAAAAAGAAATGTATGAAATGTTTGCTCGCAAACATATGGATTATGGTTTAAATAATATTGCTTTAGGTGGTGATTTGACTCAACAGGAAGATAAAAAGTTTTCATTAACAGGCTTAGCCATCAGACTTACTGATAAAATTTCTAGATTAAAAAATCTTCTTATTAACGGTAAAAATTATGTTAAGGGAGAAGGTATGGAAGACACGTTTATTGATATAGCTAATTATGGTATTATTGGCTTATTAGTAGGACGTGATAAATGGAAAAAATAAATTTTGGCTAAAAAGGTTCCTAAAATAGTTAGAGAAATAAAGAAATTTGTTCCTCATGAAATCAATTATGCTTTTGATAGGCAATTGTCTTTTTCTCAAATTCAAGTTTATAATGATTGTCCTCATAGATGGAAATTGCAGTATGTAGATAAGAAAAAATTATTTAGATCTAATATCTATACTATTTTTGGTTCTGCAATGCATGATACTATTCAAAACTATTTACAAGTTTTATATGATACTTCTAAAGCTAAAGCTAATGAAATTGATATAGAAGAATATTTTGAGGATAGATTAAGAGAACATTTCCAAAAAGCATATAAAGAAAATGATAACCAGCATTTTACTGATGCTGCTCAAATGAATGAGTTTTATAATGATGGAGTTGAAATTCTAAGATATTTTAAAAAGAAACATACGTTTTCTAAACGTAAAACTCATTTAGTAGGAATAGAATTACCTTTAGTTCAAAAACCAATACCTGGATCTAATAATATATTTTATAAAGGATATTTAGATTTAGTATTATATAATGAAAATTCTGGTACTTTCGATATTATTGATATTAAAACTAGTACTAGAGGTTGGACGAAATCAATGCAAACTAATGAAAAAAAGTTTCAATTATTATTATATAAAAAATATTTTTCACAACAATTTGGAGTTCCTCTAAAAGATATTAATATTACATTTTATATAGTTAAAAGAAAAATTCCAGATGAGGATAAGTGTGACTTTGCTACTATGAGAAGAAGAATACAAGAATATACTCCTGTTGCTGCTGATAAAGGGAAAAATTTAATGGCAGCTGCTCAAAGGTTTGTTCAAGATTTTGTAGATGAAGTTTATACATCTAGTGGAAAATTAAAAGAAAGAAATTATATTTGCAAATGTGGTGCTTGTGAAGTTTTAGCAAGCTAATTTGCATTTTTTAATAGTTATATATATGTATAACTAAATATATGTTTTAAAATAAAGATTATGGCAAATACTAAAGAAATGACACTAACAAGTGTTAAAATCAAAAGTGATCTATTCGAAAATTTTAAGATTGAATGTGTAAAAAGAAAATTCTCATTCCAAAAACTTGCTGATCGGTCTATTTATATGTACCTTACAGATGATGAGTTTAGGAAAAGAGTTCATAACCACAGTAATCTAGAATTATAAAATCGAATATTAAATGAAGAAAAGTTTTGAAGTACTTCCCCAAAAAGATAGGAAGAAAATATTATTAATTTGTGATGACATTAGGGTACATTCAGGTGTAGCTACAGTTGCTAAGGAAATTGTTATAAAAACTTGTCACCATTTTAATTGGGTTAATCTAGGAGGAGCTATTAGTCACCCTGATAAGGGTAAAAAGTTAGATTTAGCTAAAGAGAGTAACGAACATAATCCTCATAATATAAAGGATGCATATGTTTGTATTTACCCAGTTGATGGTTATGGTAATATAGAAATTATTAGGCAAATAATAAACATAGAAAAACCGGATGCTATAATGTTAATTACTGATCCTAGATATTTTTCTTGGTTATTTAATAATGAACATGAAATTAGAAAAAACATTCCAATAGCTTACTTAAATATTTGGGATGATTACCCAGCACCAATGTATAATAGTGCTTTTTATGAAGCATGTGATTTATTAATGGGTATTTCAAAACAAACTAAAAATATTAATCAATTAGTTTTAGGAGATAAAGCTAAAGATAGAATATTTAGGTATGTACCTCATGGATTAGATCATAATGTCTATAAACCGTTAGATAATAATGACGCTGAATACAAGGCATTTAAAAAACAACTATTCCCTAATCAGGATCCTAAATTTGTAGTATTTTTTAATTCTAGAAATATTAGAAGAAAAATGATTCCAGATACACTACTAGCATTTAGACATTTTCTAGACCAACTACCTGAAAATGAAGCTAAGGATTGTAAAATAGTATTACATACTGAAGCAGTAACAGAAGCAGGTACTGATTTACCCGCAGTAGCAGAATATTTTTTAGGTGAAAGTTATGGTACTAATGTAGTGTTTTCACATAGTAAATTAACTCAACACCAACTAAATTACTTATACAACATAGCAGATGTACAAGTATTAGCAACCTCAAATGAAGGTTGGGGGTTAACAATTACTGAAGCAATATTAGCTGGAACTCCTATTATAGCTAATGTTACAGGTGGGATGCAAGATCAAATGAGATTTGAAAATGATAAAGGAGAGTGGATAGATTTCGATGCTGATTTTCCTTCTAATCACAGGGGTACCTATAAAAAACATGGTGAATGGGCTTTTCCAGTATACCCTGCTTGTAGATCTGTTCAAGGATCACCTCCAACACCTTATATCTATGATGATAGATGTAAGTGGGAAGATATATCTGAAAGGTATATGGAATTATATAAAATGACTCGTGAAGAAAGAAAAGCAGTAGGATTAAAAGGTAGAGAATGGGCTATTTCTGATGAAGCAGGATTTACAGCTGAACACCAAGCATATAGAGTTATGGAAGCATTTAATACATTATTTGATACTTGGAAACCTAGAGAAAAGTATGAAATAGTTAATGCTACAGAATCAAAACCCAAATATTTAAATCATAAAATAATATATTAATGAATAAACCAGTTTTTGTAATAAGTTGTGCTATTGATACTTACTCAGGTTATGGAGCTAGAGCTAGAGATTTAGTTAAAGCTATAATTGAAACCGATAAGTATGATGTTAAAATATTACCTCAAAAGTGGGGTAATTGTGCTTGGGGTTTTATTAAAGAAAATCCCGAATGGGGTTTTTTAGAACCACTTATTCTTAAACAACAATTAAATTTCCAACCTGATATTTGGATGCAACATACTATTCCAAATGAATTTCAACCTGTAGGAAAATATAATATAGGTGTTACTGCGGGTATTGAAGCTACATTATGTAAACCTGAATGGTTAGAAGGTTTAAATAGGATGGATATGAATTGGGTTTCATCTAAATTTTCAAAAACAGTATTTGAAAAATCTACATTTGAAAAAACTCACCCACAAACAAAACAACCAATGGGAACAGTTAAATTAGAAAAACCTGTTGAAGTTGTATTTGAGGGAGCAAATTTAGATTTATATAAACATCTTACAAGATCAGAAATTAAAAATATTAATTTAGATGAAATTAAAGAATCATTTTGTTATTTATTTGTAGGACATTGGATGCAAGGAGAATTTGGTCATGATAGAAAAAATGTAGGTTTAACTATAAAAGCATTTTTTGAAACATTTAAAAATTATAGAGGACCTAAACCCGCTCTAATATTAAAAGCATCTATAGGTGTAGCTTCTTATACTAGTAGAGATGAAATATTAAGAAGAATAAGAAGTATAAGAGAAACAGTTAATTCTAAAAATTTACCTAATGTATATCTTTTAAATGGTGAATTTTCAGATGAAGACATGAATGAATTATATAATAACCCAAAAGTTAAAGCTATGGTTAGCTTAACTAAAGGTGAAGGATATGGTAGACCATTATTAGAATTTAGTTTAACAGGCAAACCTATTATAGCTACTAATTGGTCTGGACATACCGATTTTCTAAAACAATCCTTTACTACATTATTAGGAGGTAGCCTAGAAGATGTTCATAAATCAGCTCAAAACCAATGGTTAATAAAAGAAGCAAAATGGTTTAAGGTTAATGATGGGGAAGTAGGTAGAGGTTTTAAAGAAGTATTTAAAAAATATAAGCAGTTTTTGCATAAATCTAAACAACAAAAACACTATAGTAAATCTAATTTTAGTTACAGTAAAATGAGGGATTTAATAGATAGTATATTAGATGCTAATATACCAGAATTTCCAAAACAAATGCCTTTAAAAATGCCCGAATTAAAATTACCGGATTTACAATAATATAAAGTATGGATGTAAGTAGCCCTATAGAAAAAAAAATGTACCCCTATAAAAAAACCCCTAAAAGTAAATCTAAATTTTTAGAATGTACTTTTACTTATGATCACCTTAGGGCTGGCTATCATAATTTTTCAATCCTAAAAAATCGTTTAGATTTAGATAAACCTATTAATATTTTAGAATTAGGAGCTTATGAAGGTAGATCTGCTATTTTTATGCTTGAAAATTTTTGTAAACATAAAGATAGTAAAATAACCACTGTAGATTGGGAGTTAAATGAAGCAAAAGAAACATTAGAAAAAAATATACAAATATGCGATAGTAATAAATTAAAGTATATAGAAGGTAATTTTTTTGATGTTTTACCTAAATTATTAGTTGAAAAAAATAAATATGATTTAATTTATATTGATGGAGGAAAAGAAAGTAAAACTACTATTTTTCAAATAATTCTTGCATGGCAGTTATTAGAAAAAAATGGGATTTTGTATATGGATGATTATGAGTGGGGGGTAAATCCTTTAAAAGAAGAAAGACCTAAAGAAGGGATTGATTTTTTTCTTTCAATATTTAAAAATGATTATGAATTAATATTCCAAAATTGGCAAGTTGCTGTAATAAAAAAATAAAAAATGAAGTATGATAATTTAATATCCTGTAGTCGTTGTGGTTCTGATGCTTGCTACACTCAGGAAGTAAATAAAGATGTTAGTTTAGAATTTTGCTATGGTTGTGGGTTTCAAACTAATAGTTTATTAACATCAGGCAGTGACTTTTTTAATGCTCAAATGGAAATATTGCCTGATATATATAAAGCATTAATGGATGAAGAAGAATCAGGTAAATTATGGATGCCTACTTTTATTAAAACAGATAAAGGTATGGTATTTGCTGATGGATCAGGTAGAGAAAGTTGGGCTTGGGCTGGAGTAAAGAACGTAGAGGTAAAAGAAGAGGAAAAAGAAAAATATAAAAACGCTAAATATAGAGCAGATATGGAAACTATAAAACATTGGCCTGAAGGTGATTTTATGGAAGCTCTAGATTATATTGGACACTTTAATAAAGAATAAAATGGCTAGAACAAAAGATACTATATTCGTACAAATAGCAAGTTACAGAGATCCTGAATTGCTCCCTACATTAGATGATTTATTTGATAAAGCATCCAAACCAGATAATTTAAAAGTTTGTATTGCTTGGCAACACAATAAAGAAGATAAATGGGATAATTTAGATAAATATAAAAATGATGATAGAGTAATTATTGATGATATAGATTATAAAGAATCTCTAGGTGTATGTTGGGCTAGAAATAGAGTACAACAACATTATAACGGTGAAAAATACACATTACAGTTAGATTCACATCATAGATTTGTTAAAGGATGGGATAAAACTTTAATTCATATGTTAGTTGGGTTACAGAAAGATGGGTTTGAAAAACCATTATTAACAGGCTATATTCCATCTTATAATCCTACAAATGACCCAGCAGAAAGAGTACATACTCCTTGGAAAATGGATTTTCATAAATTTATTCCTGAAGGTGCTGTATTTTTCCTTCCTGCTTATATGGATAATTTTAAAGAATTAACTGGCCCTATTAGAGCAAGATTTTATTCTGCCCATTTTGCTTTCACTATAGGAGAATTTGCTAATGAAGTACAACATGATCCTTCATTTTACTTTCATGGTGAAGAAATTACTATTGCAGTTAGAGCATATACTCATGGTTATGATTTATTCCACCCACATAAAGTAGTTGCATGGCATGAATATACTCGTGATGGTAGAGTAAAACAGTGGGATGATGACCCAACATGGACAAAGAAAAATGAGGTTACTCATGCAAAAGTAAGGTCATTATTAGGAATAGATGGTACTCCTTGTACCCCATGTAATCAAAAATCTTTTGGTAAATATTATTTAGGAAATAAACGTACTCTTAGAGATTATGAAGAATATGCAGGACTCCATTTTGAAACCAGAGGCGTAAGTCAGTATACATTAGATAGACATGATCCTCCAAATCCCAAAGAAGAAAATTTTATTGAACAATTTAATCTTGAAGTGCCTTGGGAAGTTAATTTTAAATTAAGTGAAGTAGAGGGTGATATTGAAAAATGGGACTTTTTAGCTTGTATATTTAAAGACCAAAATGGAAATGATCTACATAGACAAGATATTGAAAGATTAAACTTACCAGCAGTTATTCACTATCAGGGTGATATGATTACTTTAAAGGGTAGCTATAAAGGAAGACCATATACAAGTTATGTAGTTTGGCCTTGCAAAGATGGAAAATGGATGGAACATCCAATCCAAAGAGCTATGCCTACAAAAGTAATCTAAATGGAAAACAAATATACTTTAGTTACTGGGCTTTGGGATATCAAAAGAGATTCACTAAGTGAAGGGTGGAATAGATCTTTTGAAGACCATTATTTAGCTCAATTTAGAAATCTTTTAGAATTAGATTGTAATATAATAATCTATGGTGATAAAGAACTACAACAATTTGTAGTGGATAATAGAATTAATAAACCCTATATGTTTATTCATAGAGATATAGAATGGTTTAAACAAGAATTTTATGATCAAATTCAATCAATAAGAACAGATCCTAAATGGTATAATCAAGCACCTTGGTTAAAAGATTCTACACAAGCTAAACTAGAAATGTATAATCCGCTTGTAATGTCTAAAATGTTTTTATTAAATGATGCCACTCATTATGGGGATTTTGAAAATTATTATTGGATTGATGCTGGATTAACACATACAGTTAATATTGATTTATTAAAACATGTTGAAAAATTACCTAAAAAAATAAATAGATTTACATTTGTATGTTTTCCTTATAATGCAAATAATGAAATACATGGTTTTAGTTATCCCGAAATAAACAAATATGCCAATAATGAAGATATTAATTTAGTAGCCAGGGGTGGTTTTTTTGGGGGGCCAAAACATTCTATAAATGAAGCTAATGGTCATTATCATGGCTTATTAACTGATACTTTAGCAGATGGGTATATGGGTACAGAAGAATCAGTATTTTCTATTATGTTATTTAGTAAACCACAATCATATGATTTTTTTAAAATAGAAGAAGATGGGTTACTATATAAATTTTTTGAGAATTTACAACAAGATAAAGCATTTAAAGAAAAAATATCTGGGTATAATTTAGTAGAAGAACAAAAAGTTGGTTTATATGTTATAGGTTTTAATTCACCTAAACAATTTGATACTTTAGTTAAATCTATAAAAAAGTATGATAAACAGATGTTTATAGATACAGAAAAATATCTACTTAATAATTCTATAGATAAATCTACAGATAAAGAATATACTGATTTATGTGAAAAGTATGATTTTACTCAAATAAAAAAAGATAATATTGGAATTTGTGGTGGCAGACAATTTATAGCAGAACATTTTAATAAAACAAATTTAGATTATTATTATTTTTTTGAAGATGATATGTTTTTTTATAATGGAGCTAAGAAAACATGTACTTTAGGTTTTCCTAGAAGAGTAGAAGGTATTCATAATAGAGTACTTACTATAGCTCAAGTTGAAAAATTAGATTTTCTTAAATTAAACTTTACAGAGTTTTTTGGTGATAATTCTAAGCAGTGGGCTTGGAATAATTTACCTGAAGATAAAAAGAAATTATTTTTCCCTCATTCTAAAAATCAACCTTATACTTCATTTAAAAATATTAAAAGTTTAGGTGTGCCCTATGCTCTAGGAGATATATATTACTGTAACTGGCCTCAGTTAGTATCTAGGGTTGGAAATACTAAAATGTTTTTAGATCTTAAGTGGGATTATCCTTATGAACAAACATGGATGTCTCATTTTTACCATTTAACTAGAGAAGGTAAATTAAAAGGAGCAGTATTATTAGCTACTCCTACATTACATGATAGGTTTGATCATTATGATAAAGAAATAAGACGAGAAAATTGAGAAGGTATGGTTCATATATTAAATATGTAAATGATAGATGTTTTCTAGTAATAAGAGAAATGCCAGTACATCAAATGATAATACCAAAAAGACATCCTAATAAAATAGATAAAGAATTATTAGGATTATGGGTTAACCATTTAGGAGGAAACCATGTTTTGAGAGAAAGAGATAAGTTATTAATTTGTGAAGAAATAGAAGACGCTAAAGTTGAGTAAACACGCTGTAAATAGAGAAGGTAAAAAAGTAGCTATTAATGTCGCAACCCCGGCATTAGGGGATAGTATATGTGCTATACCAACTATAAGGAAAGTAGCTCATGCTTATCAAAATCAAATAACAGTATTTACTCATTACCCTAATTTATTTCAGGGTCATCCTTACATTTATGAAGCATTAAATATTAGAGATATCAACGAAGACGATTATGATATTTTTCATACGTTTGAACCATTAGCTGGTAAAATTCATTACTTAAAATACGGGAATAGAGAGCAAAAAATGGAATGGAGACACCAAAACTCAGATATAAGACAATACCATGCTATATCTTTAGGTTTTACTTTAACTGAAGATGAAATGGAATGTGATTTGTATGCTGAATATCCTAATCCATTACCATATGGGAAGTATGTTTTAATCCACCCAACTAATACTTGGCCTAGTAGAACTTGGAGTGAATATAAATGGCAAAAATTAATAGATGAACTAAACGAAAGAAATATTCCTGTAGTAGCAATAGGTAAAGATTCAAAGGAAAGAGGATGGCATAATGTACAAAAACCTGTTATGAATGTAAATATAAAGTTAGGTGTTAATTTACTTAATGATCCTAATTGTACTTTAGAAAAAGTAAGATGGATGATGAATCATCAAGCATTAACATTTATTACAATGGATTCTGGGTTATTACATTTAGCAGGTACAACAGATGTAAACATTATTCAGTTAGGAGGAAATATAGACCCCAGATTAAGGGCTCCCTATAGAAAAGGAAATCAATGGTATAATTATACTTATTTAAAAGGTCCTTGTAATCATTGTGGAAGTAATATGGAGTATAATGTTAAAGAACATGGTACATTTATGGCATCACCTCCATTAGTAAGATGTCATTGTGAAGGTGTTACAGAAATAGGACCAAAAGTAAAACCCGTGTTAGAAGAAGTTCAAAAATTATTGGAAAATAATTAAAAATTTATTATATTATGGTTATGGAAGAAGCTAAATTTAAAGTTGGAGTTATAGGTAATGGTTTTGTAGGTGAAGCACAAGCATTTGCTTTTGCCCCTACTACTAATTTAAGAATATATGATTTAGACCCTTTAAGGAGTTCACATAGTTTAGAAGAAATACTAGAATGTCAATTTATATTTGTTTGTGTTCCTACTCCTATGAAAAAAGATGGTTCCCAAGATACTTCTTACATAGAAGCAGTATTTGAAACAGCTACACCGGGTCCAATTTACATTATAAAATCAACTGTACTACCAGGTACAACAGAAAAATTATCTAAACAATATCCTAAATTAGATATAGTATTTTCACCTGAATTTCTAACTGAAAGAACAGCTAAGTTAGATATGCTTACTCAAGCTAGAATAGTTTTAGGAGGTAAAAAGAATATAACTTCAGTTGTAAAAAAATTATTTGAACAACGATTTAAAAATAGACATATTATTGAAACTAATTCAACAACAGCTGAATATATTAAGTATATGAATAATACTTTCTTTGCTACTAAAGTTAGTATGATGAATGAATTTAAATTATTAGCTGATAAAATTGGGGTTGAATGGGATAAAGCATTATATGGATTTGCTTCGGATGGTAGAGTTGGAGATAGTCACTTACATGTACCAGGTCCAGATGGTAGAAAAGGTTATGGTGGTACCTGTTTTCCTAAAGATGTAAGTGCGTTTATAACATTTGCTAAGGAAAATAATATTGATTTAAATACAATCGAAGGAGGATGGAAAACTAATTTAGAAGTTAGACCTGAAAAAGATTGGGAACAAGATAAAGGTAGAGCAGTTAGTGAGTAATAGAAAAAAAATATTAGCAGTTATAGTTAATTATGGAGAAGAACAGCTTGGTTATTTAGAACAAGTAATAGAGCAGTTTAATTCATTTAAAAATTATAATGTTGAAGTTGTAGTACATACTAACATGTCTATTAAAGATAGAGTAGGAGGTCATTATAATGAATTTGTTATTGAATTAGAAGACTATCAGTTACTACCTATGACTTGTAGGCAGACAATAGCTAAATATAAAGACGAATATGATTATTTTATTTTTACTGAAAATGATCATTTATGGTTAGAACATCATGTTGATAGATTTATTGAATATAATTCTATAATACCAGAAGATAGAATAACAGGATTAATTCAATATGAAAAAGATGAAACTGGAAGGTATTATCCTGCATTACACGCTCATTATGGATGGGATCCTAACTCAGTTGAAGAATATAATGGTAAAAAGTTTGCTCATTTTAATAATGTGCACCAAGCGTGTTTTATTATAACTCAAGAACAATTAAATAAAATAGTATCTGAAAAAGATTTTACTCAATTCTTTTCTAATGATCATTATAGTGTAAAATGTAAAACTAATACTGACATTTATCAATATTGTGGAATGAAAAAATTAATTTGTATTAGCGATTTTGAAGCAAATTTAATACATCATTTACCTAATCACTATATAAATGGAGCTGATGGTTATATTAATGCTGATGGTTCTATAGGTAGAAGAGCTAAACAACGAGGAACAGAGAGTGAAATGCAACATTATTTAAAACACTTATTAAATTAAATGATACATATATTTCAAAGACATTGTAATACTTCTACAAATTCAGTAGATAAAATAAGGCCAGAATGGTTTACAAGAGAATCATGTTTTAGAAATTTATCAAGTACTATTATTGGTAAAGAAGTTAAACTAACTATTTTATTTGATGGCAAACCAGATAAAGAACATTTTTTAAATGATTATGATGCTAAAATAGTATCAATGGATGGTGGTTCGGATGGCCATAGTTTCCTTAATGCTGTAAATTATGTTAATAAGTTAAATTTAAAAGATGATGATGTAATATATTTTTTAGAAGATGATTATTTACATACCCCAAATTGGGTAGAGATAATGAATGAAGGATTTGAACAAATAAATGCTGATTATATTACATTATATGATCATAAAGATAAATATTTTTTACCTGCATATCAAACTCTTCAAAGTAAAATTATAGCATCTAAATCAACACATTGGAGAACAACCCCTTCAACAACAAATACTTATGCTTGTAAATTTAAAACATTTAAAAAACATATTGACATACATAGAGAATATTGTGATTTAGAAAAAGGATTTACTAGAGATCATGATAAATTTGTTAGATTATGGAATGAACAAAGTAATTTAATATCATGTATCCCCGGATGTTCTACTCATGTTGAAACTCCTTATTTAAGTCCCTGTGTCAATTGGGAAGATGTTTTGTATCATACATTAAACAGTGCACAATATGAAAATTAGTTATGGATTAACAGTATGTAATGAACATGCTGAGTTAGAAAATTTAATTACATTTTTAAGTAAATACCCAAAAGATGTTGATGAAATAGTTATTGTATATGATCAAAATAGAGTTACACCTGAAGTATTAGATGTAATAGAAAAATATAAAGATAGCTCTATAGCACACCCATTTGATTTTAAACAAAATTTCCTAGAAAATAAAAATTATTTAAACAGTAAGTGTACTGGTGATTATATATTCCAAATTGATGCTGATGAAGTACCACATGAAGTATTAGTACAATCATTAAAACAAATACTATCAGCTAATCCAGTTGAATTATTAATTACTTCTAGAGTTAATAGAGTAGAGGGCTTAACACAAGAGCATATTAATAAATGGAATTGGAGAGTAAATGAACAAGGTTGGGTTAATTTTCCTGATGCTCAAAAGAGAATATATAAAAATGATCCTAGTATAAAATGGTCAGGACATCAAGTTCATGGTATGGTAGAAGGATTTAAAACATATGTTGCTTTACCATTTGAAGAACGATTCTCAATATACCATAATAAACAAATTAATAGACAAGAGCAACAAAATGCTAGGTATGCTCAAATTGAAAACGAAAGACAAAATGGTTAGTTTAATAATACCTTCATATAGAAATCCTGAATGTTTAGATGTATGTCTAAAATCGGCTATTGAAAACCAAGCAGATATAAATCAAATTATAGTTGCAGTTGATGGTTTTATAGAAGAAAGTCAAACAGTTTTAGACAAATATAAAGATAATATTCAAGTCCTTGATTTAGGCCAAAATCAGGGAATGCAAATGGCTCTTAATTTAGGAGTTATGAACGCAGTACATGAAATAATTTGCATTATAAATGATGACAATGTATTATGTAAAGATTGGGATACAATTATTGAAAATAATTTAGGCAAAGATGAAGTTATTACTATTAATCAAATAGAACCATATCCAGGTATATTTGGTAATCCAACTAAAGATTTTGGTACTGAACCTTCTAATTTTGATTATGAAGGATTTTTAAAATATGAGCAATCTATTCGTAATTCAAACCCAACTCCTGATGGTGGTGTATTTCCTTTTGCTATGTATAAAAAAGATTATATGATAGTTGGTGGGTTTGATACTATGTATCAATCACCATTTATTTGTGATTGGGATTTCTTCCTAAAATTAGAATTAAATGGTAAAAAATTTAAAAGGGTTAGTGAAGGACATTTTTATCATTTTGTAAGTATGGCTACTAAAAAAGGTAAAGATAAAGAATCTATGATAGCATCAGAAAACCCAGCGGCTAAAATGTTTTTATATAAATGGGGAATACAACCACACTTATATCAAAACAATTCACATAACCCTAAAGATGGTAAAATAATAAAAGGTATAAAATATGAGTAAAAATGTATTAATAACCGGAGTAGCAGGTTTACTAGGTAGCAGATTAGCTGATTGGATAGTTGAAAACAAACCAGAATACAAGATAATTGGAATTGATGATTTAAGTGGTGGCTTTAAGGAAAACATTAATTCTAAAGTTAATTTTTATGCTCATGATTTAGTAACTGGTGATTTAAATCAAGTATTTACAGAACATAAAATTGATTATGTATTTCATTTTGCCGCTTATGCTGCTGAAGGATTATCACCATTTATACGGGCATACAATTATGATAATAACTTAAAGGCAACAGCCCGCGTAGTTAATGAATGTATCAAACATGACGTTAAAAGATTGGTATTTACGTCTACATTAGCAGTATATGGTCATGGTTATGGAGGAGTATTTGATGAAAAACAACAACAAGCACCAATTGATCCTTATGGAGTAGCAAAATATGCTTGTGAAATGGATATTCAAATTGCTAATGAACAACATGGATTAGATTATTGTATAATTAGACCTCATAATGTTTATGGTATTAAACAAAATATCTGGGACAAATATAGAAATGTACTTGGTATTTGGATGTATCAACATTTAAATAATGAGCCAATGACAATTTTTGGTGATGGTGATCAAACAAGAGCATTTAGTTTTATTGATGATTCATTAGAACCATTATGGAATGCTGCTATTAAACCAGAAGCAAGTAAACAAATAATTAATTTAGGAGGTATTGAAGAAATATCTATAAATGAGGCCGCCCAAACATTACAAAATGTAATAGGTGGAGGTGAAATAAAATATTTAGAAGCTAGGCATGAAGTAAAGCATTCAATACCAACTTATCAGAAGTCAATTGATATATTAGGATTTGAACATAAAACAGATCTAGATGAGGGATTAATGAGAATGTGGGATTGGGCTCAATTACAACCAATGAGAAAAAGATTTGTATGGTCACCATATGAATTAGAAAAAGGAATATACAACTTCTGGAAAAACTAGTGGAGACCCAATAGAGGGTTCGTATATTTACTAGAATTTTTAAAGGTTATATATTTATGTACACGTCAAATTTAACAGCAAATAAATTGAAAATGATTCCGTGTTCTAAGTGTGGTACTAAAATGCCAGAGCTTAGATTGACCCAATATGGGTATAATTTTTGTGTTAATTGTTCCTCAGTAGATAGGAAATGTGGATTACCAGTACAAATGGGTACAGGTGATCATACATGGACTGAAACAGTAATTATGTCTAAGGAAGATTACCTGAAGCATACTGAGCAGGAAGAATTATTATTAGCAGAAAAGAAAAAAGACTCAGCGGAAGTCTTAGATTTTGATAAAGAGGATAAGCGTAATCTACAAGGGCCTTATCAAATTATCAATAATATGTCTAACGAAGAATAAAATTTTGCCGAAACCTAAACCGTTAACTAAAGAACAAATAGTAGCTGCTCAAGCAAATACTAAGTCCAATATGGCAGCTGCAAGGCATTTGCACGTTTCTTATCAACACTATAAGAGATATGCTAAATTATATGGTCTTTTTGAGCAACATAAAAATCAAAGTGGAAAAGGTATACCAAAATTCCTCAAAGGAAGCGGTAAAGAGCCAGCTCTGCTAGATATTATTGAAGGTAGGGTTTCAGCATCTCATTTTACACCTGCAAAAATAAAGTATCGTTTAATAGAAGCTGGATATTTATCAGAGCAATGTTCAATGTGCGGTTTTAAAGAACGTAGGGTACTTG